TTTCATTGAGCAGACCAATGCGTCTAACTCAATAATCAATGAGAATCTGCGTAACCGCGCTTTTGAGAGCATTGGTAACACCGTTCAGATTCCGGTTATTAACTATGATGGTGATGTTACTGTTAGTAACGTCCGTTCATGTGTTATACAGGATGATGAAAACACTTCTGCCCTGTACACCGTCAATTGGGTAACGCTGGCCGTTGGTTTCACAATGGTTCCCCAACTCTATCGCAACAATGAGATAGACTATCAGCATGACTTCGCCCGTAAGATGGAGAAGGTATGTCGTGCTTTGGCTACCCAAATGGATATTAACGCAATAGCCGCTTTGGAAGCCAACAAGACACAGGTGTTCAAGGATTCACTTATCTACACAGTATCTTCAAACAGCGTTCAAGTTCCTTGGATTGCCCGTATGGAGTTCCTGTCAGACATGAACGCAATGATGCGTGCTAACGCATATCCTTCAATGCTTCATGTTGTAGGTGGTGCAGGCTTTGATTCACTTGTACGCAAGATGGCAGAGCATGACATTTACAACGATGTCAACAAGCGTTTGGAGTATGACAACAAGGTTTTCCACTACACTAACAACATTGTTAATGAGAGTGGTATCTTCGCTACCGGATATATCGTAGCCGATGGTAACGTAGGTGTTCTTACCCGCGTTGACCGCGAGGCTCTTGCTGGTACAAGAAAGAACTTCCATGAGTGGGAGGTTGTCTATCTGCCCTTCATTGACCTGCCTGTTGGTTCACACTACTACACAGCCGTTGGCGACCAAAGCCAAATCGCTGGTGCGGCAAGTGCCGACATGACTTGCAACGTCAAGGAGTATTACGGATTCAGCGTAGATGTTGCCTTCCTTGTGGCTTACAACAGCAACCCCGAAACTGTTGCTAACCCCATTATCAAGGTTGAGGTAGCAAGTCCGCTTACCGCAAATCCGTTTGCACAGCCTGTACAGGTTGTTAACGATGAAGAGAATCCCGTTTACACAAGCGAGGTTCAGTAATCATAGACAGCAACCAATGATAAGCGGGGACGGGCGAACAACCCCGTCCCCGTTTTGTTTTACTTGTAAACAGAACAGATATGTTACAATTGGAAAAGATACAAGCCGAACTGATGAAGGTAGTAGGCTGGAAACGCGACTACAACCCCTTGAACAGATTGGATGAATCACTTTATCGGTCAGAAAGCGGATTATTCTTTCAAGCCGCACACCCCCTTTGTACCCTTAACAACGTAAGGGCGGTTATGTCTAACGATTATCCGGATTGGGACAATGATGTCGCATACAGCAAGGATGAACGTGTAAGGTTTAACAATCTTATTTGGGAGGCACAGCGAGATACACAGGGCGAAGAGCCGACAGCCAATGCAAGCGTTGATTTCAACAATGATTTCAATGCAGACTTCTCTAACGAGCAGGGTAATAACGCATGGAAAGTTATCAATCCGTTGGACGATTTCGTTACTGAATTGACAAAGGACGGAATTAATGCGGCTATTCAGCGTTTCATAAAAGAGAAGCAACTTTCAAAGGAAACCCGCGACTTGCTGGAGCGTAGAACATTCTTTGACGGGGCGGCAAGACTGCAAGCGGTCATAGATAATACCCATAAGATTTGTGGCTTTGAGATAGTACCTGTCCGTTCAATGGGTGTAACCACAAAGATTGAGCGCATAGGACTGCAAATGAAAGGTGCGACAGGTAAGATTACCCTTTATCTTTTCCATTCTTCCCAATATGCTCCGATGCAGACTATTGAATTTGATTACACTAACGAAAAAGGTGGATTCCAATGGTTTACTCCCGAAACACCTATTTATCTGCCCTATATACCTACAACGGGCGAGGATGGTAACGATTCGGGCGGTGCATGGTTCTTATGCTATGCGCAGGATTCATTGCCCTTCGGAATGGAGGCATTGAACGTATCAAAGGATTGGAGCGTAGAGCCATGTCAGACCTGTTTGGGCGGTTCAATTGAATCATGGAAACAGATAACAAAGTATATGCAAGTTTCTCCATTCTGCGTTTCTATGCCGGATGGTTTTCAAGAGAATCCCGAAATGTTTGATATATCACAGGTAAGTTACACTAACACTATGAACTATGGCCTTAACGTGGAAGTAAGCGTTGGTTGTGACTTGACTGACTTTATCATATCAGAGCGACACATATTCGCTACAGTCATTCAGAAACAGGTAGCGGCCACTATACTCCGTACATTGGCTATGAATCCCGATGTAAGGGTAAACCGCAACCAACTCAACGTGACAAGGGACGAGTTGCTTTATGAGTTGGATGGTTCGCCACAGGGTCATAGGACAGGTATCGGATATGAACTTGAACTTGCATACAAGGCATTGAAGTTAGACACAGAAGGATTAGACCGGATATGTCTGCAATGCAACAATCATGGAGTAAAGTACAGAACGAGTTGAGTTAAATACGGGAGATTTTCGTTTTAAGCGACTTTCTCCCGTTCAATGATACTTTTATCGTCTGAAACAAAATAATCGCTTACAGGGCAAAAAATGAGTGTTCTGAACGAATTAAGGGATAGAGTGGAGAAAGCGCGTGACGGACTGCAAACGTATTTGGTTCGTGACGTGCTTATGAGGCATACGTCTGATATATTGGACTTGCAGAGCAAACAATTGTTAGAGGGTAAGGCTTCAAGCGGTGACGATATAAGACCATATTACTCCGAGGATTTGAAACCGAGTGGCTATTTCCATACCACAGAATCAGCCGGACGTTATTCGTCATGGAAACAGGGATTGAGTTATCCTTATTCGGTACAGCGTAATCCGGATGCACCCAACTTGTATGTAAACGGTAAGTTTCATTCAGAGTTGGGGGTATTCTATGATGCAGACAGCGTAGAGGTTGTGGGAGCAAGCCAATACGCACGAAATATAATCAGCAAATACGGAGTAAGCACCTTTGGACTGATGCAAGAGTATTGGAACGAGGTCTTTAGAGAGAGGGGAGCGTTAGGAGAATTGATAGAATCACTTAAAAACGAGATATATGGCGGGTAAAGCACCTATAATTCCGAATGCCGTTATGTTGGATAGGTTAATGGCAGAAATACAGGACGGATTAATTCAAAACCTATCATGGTTGGATGTGGCTTTTGGCAGATGTCAGAAGATAACAAAGACCATTGAAAACAAACGTTATGTAGTGCCTATGGTCTATTGTGGTGGCTGGAAAGGTCATGGCGCAAATGACTACATTGAGGTTAGTCCCGATGATAAGATAGGCAATTACTCTTTCTTTGAGATATTAGACCCACAGACCATAACACCCGAAGTATGGGCAAAGGACATAAAAGCACCTTTCGCTTTGATATTTTGGTTTGATTTGAGGACAATATATAAGCAGAATGACAACCGGAATACCGAGAAGGTTAAGGCAGATATTCTGAAAATACTGAACGGACATACACAATGGCATTTGCCGTTTGGACGTGTAACCGTTAACAAGATATATGAGAAAGCCGAGAATGTGTACAAGGGTTATACTCTTTACACAAGGGAGTTGAATAAGGGTTTGTCAATATCAGAGGTGGATAACCAATACATGATGCACCCTTACTACGCTATGAGGTTTGAAGGAATATTAGAAGTGCCGGAGTTATGCGAATAGTTGATTTTGTATGCTGGATAGCCGTTATTTCAATGATAACGGCTTTCGTACTTTCCCTAATGGTTAAGTGGAGAATATTGGAGTGGATGCAACTTCATGCTCCGAGTGATTTGATACATGAATTATTAACGTGTAAGTTCTGCACGTCCTTTTGGACTTGCTTAATTATATCTTTGATAATATCTATAATATCGGGATATATTATACTTTTGTGTGTACCCTTTTGTGCAACCCTTATAATACGCGACAGATGGTAAAGACTGAATTAGGCAAACATAAAGTTGAGTTCTATAACGCTATTGACGAATTGCCGATAGCGCGTTTCCACAAATATCAGAAATACTTGCTTATAGACGCTGGCATAGGTGGCGATATACAGGGTTTTGATACCCGTATAGAGAAAACAAGACGTTATCTGATGGAGGGGCAGACTGATAACGCGACAAAGGAGTTAGCCAATATGCGCCAAAGTATCAATCTGATTCTATCCGGTATCAATCCCAAACACAGGGCATTTGCTACTTTGGTAACA